GTCATCGTCTACATCCTGATGCACGAGGTCACGAACGACTACGGCGACACCAAGCTCCGCACCATCGGCAAGCTGCTGGACGAAAAGGTCTGCGTGGAGGGCTACTTCACCATCGTTTTCAAGACAGTTGTGCAGGATGGGCGATACCTGTTCAGCACTCGCAACGATGGCATGGACACTGTAAAAACCCCGCTGGGAATGTTCAACGATGCACTGATCGAGAACGACCTCGCCGCAGTGGACAAGACCATTCGTGAATACTACAACATCCCGGTTCTGCCGGAGAACAAAGGAGAGTAACCAATGAAGAACATTAACTGGAATGACGTGCAGGAAGCCACCGAACGCCGTGACCTGCCTGTTGGCGGCTATGTCGCTGGCATCTGCAAGGCAACAGACGAACCCGACAAGGAACGTCTGAACATCGAGTGGGAAATCACAGAGGGCGAATACAAGCACTACTGGCGTGAGCAGACCGCTTCCCTTATCGAGCGTGGCAAGCTGAATCCGGGCGAATGGGCATGGGGCGGAAAGACCATCAAGAGTTACAAAGAGAAAGCGTTGCCGTTCTTTAAGGCGTTCATTACCGCCGTTGAGGAATCCAATCCCGGCTACAAGTTCAACAATGACGAAAAGACCCTGCGTGGAAAGATTGTTGGCGTTGTTCTGCGTGAGGAAGAATATCAGGCGAACGATGGCAGCATTAAGACTAAGCTGGTCGTTGACCGCTTTACCAGCGTGGACAAGATTCGCTCTGGCGACTATGAGGTCAGACCCAAAAAGACGCTGGCTGGCGTGGCTGGCTCTGGCTTCTCGCAGGGCGGAAACGATGACTTTGCGCCGATTGACGATGATGGTTCACTGCCGTTCTGAGGTATCCGCACATGGGGCACGCATTTGGCGAACATTGGACGCAAGAGAAGATTCTTCAATCCGTAAAAGATTGCATGGATGCTACCGGGTTAACCAGAATGCCATCAAGAAGCGAATTAAGCGGGTACTACGGTAACGACAAGCTGACAAATGCAATCAGACGTTTTCCAGGTGGCTACTATAAAGTGGCTGAACTTCTCAAAATTGAGATGAAAGAAAGCGAAACGCAGTTCGGGAAATATGGCGAAGACCTTGCTACAAAACTGCTGGAAGAACACGGCTTTACAGTTGAACGAATGTCTACCAGATACGCCTATGACCTTTATGTCAATGGTAGCGTTAAGGTGGATGTAAAAACAGCAAGGCCGAGCAGGGCGAATAAAAGCTTTTGCTATTCGTTCAACCTTGAAAAGCGTTTTCCAACTTGCGATGTTTACTTTTTGATTGCAAAGAATGAAGAAAAGGAAAGCATCTATATAGTCCCTGCGTCTATTAACCAGACGCAGATTGGACTTGGCACTGGAACAACCGTATATAGCAAATATCAAGACCGATATGACATTATCGCTGATATGAGCAAGGCTTTCTTATCGGCCAAGTCTTGACCGCCTACCTTATATATAAGAGCTGCGCTATCTGGCTGGACGGGCGTTTGTGAAAGATGAAAGTTTTGGTAGCTTGTGAAGAATCGCAGGAAGTGTGCAAAGCATTTCGTGCGAGAGGTCACGAAGCCTATTCCTGCGATATTCAGGAACCGTCTGGCGGACACACGGAGTGGCACATTCTGGGCGATGCTCTAAAGGCTCTTGAGGGGGGGGCAAATCGTGACGATGGACGGCGTTGAGCATGATGTAGGCAAGTGGGATTTACTGATTGCACATCCACCTTGCACCTATCTGTCCAACGCTGGTGCACGATTCCTTTACCCGAAAGGGGCTCTGAATGAAGAACGGTTGCGGAAAGGATTGATGGCAAAAGACTTCTTCCTTCGGTTTTGGTGGGCTGACATCCCGAAAATTGCCGTAGAAAATCCGATTCCATCATCCGTCTACTGTCTACCGAAGTACACGCAGACGATTCAACCGTATCAGTTTGGACATCCATTCAAAAAGAAAACGTGCCTTTGGTTAAAAGGTCTGCCGGAGTTGAAGTCAACCAATGAAATCCCGGTTGAACAGTGCGAAAGCACGAAGGTTGCCGGGAACTGGTTCAATCATGGCGGTAAAGACCGACAAGCTAACAGAGCAAAAACATTTCCGGGCATTGCAAAAGCAATGGCTGAACAGTGGGGCTGAACGTGAACACGCAAGCATACTACGCATGGTACACCGTGTGGGATAAGAGAACAGGACAGATGCTATGCAGTGGGCGTTCCGCTGACGTTGCAAAGGTGCTTGGCTTCAAGAGCAAGAAATCGTTCTGGTCGAGCATCCGGCACAGCGCAAAACGTGGGCATCAACGCAAATATGAAATTTTGCGTGAGGAAATCCGAAAGGAAGAAATCGAATGATTACCTGCTGCAAAGACTGCACATCTCGCAAACCGGCTTGCCACGATACTTGCGAGCGATACAAAGCCGAGAAAGCCGACTTTGAGGAACGCAAGGACTTCCTTAACAAGATGAACAAGACCCAGAGCGTGTACCACCGTGACTACGAGGACAAGCACCGGGAACGTGGCAAGAAGCGGTTTCTGGGCAGTGAGTTTAGAGGAGAAAGGTAAATGGGTGCTTTTATTGCGAGACAGCCTAACGGCTTGTTATGCCGATTCTCTTCAGTAGTCGATTGCATTACCGACTACAACATGACCGAAGAAGAATACATTGAGATGTGTGCCGAAAAAGCACGAAAAGAAGCACGAGATGTTCTTGAATGCTATATGCAACCGTTTGAACTTGTGGACAAGCGGTTTTATCCGAACAATATGACGGTCGAA